TCATTCTTCGAAAAAATCAAAAGGCTTCTTGGATTTTATCCGAAGCCTTCCTATTACAAGATTGAACCATCGACAGGAGAACCTGTAAAGGTCGAGTATTCCGACGTGCCTGAACCGCAAGTTCAGGCACTGGACTATTCCTCAGAACCAGAGACTGCCGTGGATACGAAGGATGATGGCTTCGATCTTTCCGCTATGACGAAGGCCGAGCTCCTGGCATTTGCCAAGGAGCGCGGTATTGCTGCGACGGCCAAAATGAAGAAGCAAGAGATCGTCGACGCAATCAATGCTGCGCTGTAAAGATGGCCAAAGCGTTCAAACCTAAGAAGTGGGTAAAGTTCAAGCATCGCGCTCCTGGTAAGAACAAGCACAAAACCGGCAAATTCGTCTAACACATGGACCTAAACTCTCCTATCATCAAGTCAGTTGCTGAGGCCTATCTCGACATGGCTGAGGTCACTGAAGAGGTGACTCTCAGCGAAGCTGAGTCTGGTCCTGCTGCCCACGAAGTCTCCCCATCAGACCATGAGGAGTACGGTAAGCACATGAAGAAGAAGTTCGGCGTGACGACGCAGTACCATGGAAAGACCAAGCTGAGCTTCCATGGTCCAATGTCATCGGTCCGCCGGGCGCTCGAATACCACTACGGATCGTTCGATACGGCTGCGCGCAATCACAAGAAGGTCTTCACAAAGGACTACCTCAAGAAATCTCTTTGAAGAACATACCCGTATCTCATAAATACGGGTATGAAACTTTTTGATGAACTGACAGAGGAAAACTTCGAGTTATTTGCAGCAAAGCATTACAACAATCCGCAATGTGTCGACATCAGCGAATTTCACGAGGACCTCTCCCGGTACAAGTACATCAAGAGGCTTCTTCGGAAATACCAGCAGACAGGAGAGATTCAGGAAAGACTCGTTCTCAACCACCTCATAGTGATCTACAACATGTTCGGCATCTCGGCGGCCAACAAGATGTCGTTCTACCGAATCGAAGAAGAGCTTTGGCCGGCACTCAAGACGTTCCTAGTATTCCTCAACTTTCTACCAGAGACCGAAAAGGTCGAAGTACCCCTAGACGAAAAGATAGTCAAAATTCTCAGACAGATATGAACCAGCACACCATCCGTTCAGTGGCAGAATCCCTCAGCGAGATCATTGAGGCCTACAGCCTAGACCGCGAGAACCAGGTCTATCATGACGCTGAGTCTGCAGAGTTTGCCAAGCACTATGTGAAGGGACACAAGGGAGATCATACTTCTGGAGGTCCGACGCCAAAGCACGAGAAGGATTCCGAAGAGTTCCACAGTAACTACGACTCGCAGCATGTCCGCACTGGATTTGGTGGATCCGGAACAACGGTGTACACTCACAAGCAGACCGGTCAGAAGTTCCAGGTCAACCGTGTCGCTAACGGTAAGGGTTTCCACGGTACCGATCACAATATCCGCAAGCTGTAAGTCTGGCGCCGAATAAGGAGATGAAGACACTCAGAAAACTCAGAGAAGATGGTTCACCTGCTGGTGGAGCTCCAGGGATGTCTGCTCCAAATGCCAGTCAGCCCATTGCAAATCGCACTGGAGACTCGCCTACCATGGCAATGCCTCCTACGATGAAGCCTGGAACCATGTTCAAGCGTTACCGCCAGTTTGAGGTCGATTCTGCTACTTTCCGTAAATTCGTTCCTGGAAAACAGAGGTTCGAACGCTGGTCTCGATACCTGAACCTTCAGGATGAGAACCACAAGTCCATTCATGACTACGCATACGCCAACCGTGGACGCGAGCACCTGATCGTGCTGCGTGATTCTGATACCGGTGCGATGCGCGCAATCCGCCACAAGGTCGCAAGACGCTGAAAAGCGTCTGCGTATACATAGTCTACCTTCGTTTTTCTGATTCACCACTTTGTGGTGTACATGAAGCGATCTGCAGGGTACGATGGTATTCTGCTCAAAAACCGACTGCATTTTACGGACACCGACTATGATCTTCGACGAACAGATCTCGCGCAAGCCTGATCATTACCCATGGACAGAGGAATTCATCACAGCCATGCACAATGGCTTCTGGACCGACAAGGAGTTCAATTTTCAGAGCGACATTCAGGATTTCAAGACCGAACTAACAGATCAAGAACGAGAGATCGTGACCCGTTGCCTCTCAGCAATTGGCCAGATTGAGGTTGCAGTTAAGACCTTCTGGGCCAAGCTGGGTGAGAATCTCCCACACCCATCTTTGACTGACATGGGTTACGTGATGGCCAACGTAGAAGTCATTCACAACAATGCGTACGAGCGTCTTCTCCGAGTTCTGGAGATGGAGCACCTGTTCGAGGAGAACCTGAAGCTAGACATTATCCAGGGTCGTGTCGGGTACCTCCGCAAGTACCTCAAGAAGCACTACAAGGATGCTCGCAAGCAGTACGTCTACAGCCTGATCCTCTTTACCCTTTACGTCGAGAACGTGTCCCTGTTTAGTCAGTTCTATGTCATCAACTGGTTCAACCGTTACCGTAATGTCCTGAAGGACACCGCTCAGCAGGTTGCCTATACCTCGAAAGAGGAACTGATCCACGCCCTGGTCGGCATCAAGCTGGTCAACACGATCCGTGAGGAGCATCCTGAGCTGTTCGACGAGGAGCTGACCGAGCGCATCCGTCATGAGTGCGAGGAAGCCTATAAGGCCGAAGCCAAGATCATCGATTGGGCTGTCAACGGCTACAAGGCCGAGGGTCTCAATGCTGGTCTGTTAAAGGAATTCATCAAGAATCGCCTCAACGAGTCCTTGGTTCAGATCGGCATCAAACCTATCCTCGAGGTCGATAAGGCAGCTCTCGAGAAGACTGTCTGGTTCGATGAGGACGTCCTTGGCAATACCGCCACCGATTTCTTCTTCAAGCGTCCAGTGGAGTATTCCAAGAAGGCACAATCATTTTCGGCATCTGACATTTTTTGAGCAATGAATCAAAGTTATTATTGGCTAAATGAGGACTCGCGCCTCTTCCTAGAACGTGGTTATCTTCAACCCGGGCAAACCCCCGAGCAGAGGATCCGTCAGATCGCTGAGGCAGCTGAAACTATCCTGAGAGTCGACGGCTTTGCCAATAAGTTCGAGGACTACATGGCGAAGGGCTGGTACTCCTTGTCCTCACCTATCTGGGCCAACTTCGGTATCCAGCGCGGTCTTCCGATCTCATGCTTCGGCTCGTATATCTGCGACAAGTTGGAGTGTATTTTAGACAAGACCGCTGAGTCTGGAATGATGACCAAGATGGGAGGTGGTACCTCTGCTTACTTTGGTGCTCTTCGCCCGCGTGGAACTGAGATCTCTACCGGTGGAAAGTCGTCTGGCCCTGTTCACTTCATGGAACTGTTCGAGACTGTGACCAATGTGGTCTCGCAATCGAACGTACGCCGTGGATCATTCGCTGCCTATCTGCCAATCGAGCATCCGGACATTCAGGAGTTCCTGCAGATCCGTACTGAGGGAAACCCGATTCAGAACCTGTCGATCGGCGTTACTGTAAGCGACGCCTGGATGAAGTCGATGGTCGAGGGAGATGCTGACAAGCGCAAGATCTGGGGCAAGATTATTCAGAAGCGTTTCGAGTCTGGCTATCCCTACATCGTCTTCAGCGACAACGTAAACAACAACGCTCCGCAGGTCTACAAGGACAAGGGCAAGAAGATCTATGCCTCCAATCTATGCTCTGAGATCGCTCTCTCGGTCACAGAAGACGAGTCGTTCGTTTGCAACCTGAGCAGCATGAATCTTCTGCACTACGACGAGTGGAAGGATACCGATGCCCCTGAGGTGCTGACGTATTTCTTGGATGCGGTCATGACAGAATTCATCCGCAAGGTGGCAGGACTCCCATTCATGCAGGCTCCTTACAAGTTCGCTGTGACTCAGCGTGCGCTGGGAATCGGCGTTCTCGGCTGGCACTCGTACTTGCAGTCCAAGATGATTCCATTCGAGTCGTTCGAGGCGAAGCTTCTGAATGTCCAGATTCATAAGCTCCTGCGCGACAAGACTCAGGCTGCCTCGCGTAAGATGGCGATTGAGTACGGTGAACCGGAGCTCCTGAAGGGATACGGTCTGCGCAACGTCACCACCTTGGCCATCGCACCAACGACTTCATCCAGCTTCATCCTTGGTCAGGTCTCGCCGTCTATCGAGCCACTCAACTCGAATTACTTCGTGAAGGACCTGTCAAAGGGTAAGTTCACCTACAGGAATCCGTACCTCCAGACTGTTCTTGAGAAGCATGGACAGGATACTCGCGAGACCTGGAACTCTATCCTCATCAAGGGTGGTTCGGTCCAACACCTGTCCTTCCTCAGCGATCTCGAGAAAGAGGTCTTCAAGACCTTCGGCGAGATCTCTCAGAAGGAGATCGTTATCCAAGCCGCGGCTCGTCAAAAGTACATCGATCAGAGCCAATCCATCAACATGATGGTCCATCCGAAGACGTCTCCAAAGGATGTCAATCAACTCCTAATCTTCGCCTGGGAACAAGGTGTCAAGAGCCTTTACTATCAGCGCGGAACTAACCCAGCACAAGAGCTTGGCAGAAACCTGCTCCAGTGCGCATCTTGCGAAGCATGAAAGTAGAAAAAGAATGCCCGTGTTGCGGAGCCTCGTACATGATACGATTTGAGCAGGTTCTTGCAGATCTAGATCCGGAAAATTACGAAGACGAGCAGTTCGAGGATCAGGATACCGAGTTGTATCCTGAGTACTGCCCGTTTTGCGGAGCACACGACTCAGAAGACGGCGACGAATCCGACGAATAGCTGATAGATACCACTGATGTGGTACTATCATGATGAAGTCTTTGATCCGCCGGAAGGCAAACTCGACCCAAAGGTCGACATCGGCTTCGTCTACGTAATCACCAATCTTGTCAATGGAAAGAAGTACATTGGCAAGAAGCGGTTCTTCTCGTCTCGCACGAAGCAGGTCAAAGGGAAGAAAAAGAAGACGAAGGTCGAGTCCGATTGGAAGTCCTACTATGGATCTAACGCAGCGATCCAAGAGGACGTTAAGAACCTCGGTGAATCCAACTTCCGCAGAGACATCTTGTACCTCTGCAATTCGTTATCAGAGTGCTCGTATCTCGAGCTCAAGGAACAGGTCCTCAATAATGCAATTCTGAGTCCTCAGTATTACAACGACTGGATCCAGATTAAGGTCACCAGAAAGCATCTGAAACGGCTTCAACTTAGTGATGTACAACCTGCCTGAACTTGGTAGGATCTTTGAATGATCATCGCAGACTACTCGGGAATTGCCATCTCGAACCTATTCACCATGAGGGAGCAGCTCTCGGAGGGACTGGTTCGCCACATGATCCTCAACTCGCTGAGGTCTTACAATGTCAAGTACCGCGAGGAATACGGCGAGATGGTCATTGCCTGTGATGGTGGTAACACCTGGCGCAAGCAGATCTTTCCTCAGTACAAGGCTAGTCGCAAGAAGAACCGTGAGGAGTCTGGTCTGGATTGGGCCGAGTTCTTCCGCATTCTCGGAGTCGTTCGTGACGAGATCCGCGAGAACCTCCCCTTTAAGGTCGTGCACCTCCAAGGTGTCGAGGCCGATGACATCATCGCAACGCTCACTGAAAAGACTCAGGACTTCGGTCAAGGTCAGCCCGTCATGATCATCTCCTCTGATACTGACTTCGTCCAGCTTCATCGTTACAAGAACGTAAAGCAGTTCTCTCCGATGAAGAAGGCGATGATCAAGGAGGCCGATCCTGTTCGCTATCTGCAGGAGCATATCCTGCGCGGCGACTCCGGTGATGGTGTTCCCAATGTTCTCTCTGCTGATGATGTCTTCGTCAGTGGTGGACGTCAGTCTCCGATCCGTGCCAAACTGATCGATGAGTGGGTCGCTAACTGGGACAAGTTGGATTACCACATGAATCCGCAGCAATACCGCAACTTTCAGCGCAATCAGAAGTTGATTGATTTGTCTTCTATTCCCACGGAGAAGAAAGCCGAAATCATAAATACGTTTGACACGGTGAAAACCAAGTCCAACACATTGAACTACCTTATCTCCAAGCGGTGCTCTCAGCTTATCGAGTGCGCCGAGGAATTTAATTGCCGCACACTATGAAACGTCTTAAGATCTCCGAAGTACTCGATGCTGCAGCTCGTGCTAAAACGAAGGCTGAGCGGATTGAAATTTTCAAGCAGAACAACAGTCTGGGTCTGCGCGACGTGCTTCGCGCATCGTTCGATAACAGTATTGTCTTCCTTCTTCCTGAAGGAATTCCACCATACAAGTCATATCTGTCAAATGAGGGCACTGCTCCAACCGATCTCTCTCGCGAGACCCGTCGTTTCACGTACTTTGTAAAGGGAGGCAAGGGCGAACAGCTCTCAGCAGGTCGTCGCGAGAAGATCTTCATGAGCATCCTCGAAGGCATCCATCCCCACGATGCCGAGGTGGTTTGCGCCATGAAGGAAAAGAAGCTTGACCAAAAGTTCCCGGGAATCACCAAGGAACTGGTCAAGGAAGTATGGCCTAAGCTCATCGAAGCCTAATTTCTTGAGGGCGCGTAAGCGCTCACTTCGTCATGTTCACTACAACACTAAGTCGTGGATACATGATCACAAACCAACTGGATAGGCTCAAGCAAGACTGCAACGAACTAGAATACTTCATTCAGCGCCTCATGAAGGAGGGCAATGATAACCGTGTTCAGAAAATTCAGAAAAAGAAGCAGTACCTCGAGGAATATATCCAGCAAATGCAGATGGTTCCAGTCGCTGAAATTGCCGCATAATTTGATGTACGATTGGGTCTGACTTGTTAGGATACTTTGTTATGAATATCTTTGTTTTGGATACTTCACCCGTGCTTGCCGCACAATCTCAGTGTGACAAGCACGTGGTGAAGATGATCGTCGAATCGGCTCAGATGTTGTCTACCGCCCATCGTCTGCTCGATGGCACTGTTCAACATACATCCAAGCAGACTGCTACTGGAAAATTGCGCCGAACGAAGGTCTGGAAGCTTTCAGATTCCAATCTAGAATCTCGGTTATACGCAGTAGCACACCCCGGTCATCCCTGCACCCTCTGGACCTGCGAGTCAATGGCCAATTACATCTGGCACTATGAACACTTCCTTGCGCTCTGCGATGAGTACACTTTCCGATATGGAAAGCAACACGCCACTGATACCAAGCTAAGGTTCTGGCTCGATGGTGCTCCCACAAACATTCCTGACGTCGACATGACCCCATTCCGATTGGCCATGAAGTCTAATCCGGAGTGCATGAATGAAGCCGATCCTGTTGGCTCATACCGCAAATTCTATCAGACTAAGCAGGGTCGATTCAAGATGACCTGGACAAAGCGTAATCGACCGGACTGGTTTGTGGCAAATACATAATCACATGCCCAATTACGACTTCACCTGTCAGAGCTGCAATCACGAATTCTCGGAGATCGTCCCGATCGACAATCGAGATGATCCACTCACTTGCCCGAAGTGCGGCAAGAAGAAGTGCAAGCGCGGCGTCTCTGCCGTAAAGGTGAGCTATAGCGGATTCAAGTCGATGTATTCCCGGACTTCTAACGGATGGAATGACGTCCTCAAGAAGATCAAGAAGGGATCCGGTTCCGGAAACACCATTCGGACCAAATAATCATGGCCAAATCTAAAAACAAAAAGAAAGAGCCACTTCAAGTCGTGGTTCCTAAGTTCGACAGTCTCAAGGTAATTGAGCCTCTGACGAAGACTCAGGAGAAAGCTTTTGCGGCCTTCCGCAAGAACAATCACCTCTGTCTGTCAGGGTGTGCTGGAACGGGAAAGACGTTTCTGGCCATGTATCTAGCTTTCGAGGAGATCCTGTCAGGAAAGTCTAAGGCCGACAAGATCGTCATCGTACGATCGATCGTTCCGACTCGTGACATTGGCTTCTTGCCGGGTGACCGCGCCGAGAAGGAGTCGACCTATCTACATCCTTATATTGCTATCTGTGCCGAACTTTTCGGTGATCCCATGGCTTGGAACAAGCTGGTTGCCAAGAAGCAGATCGAGTTTCTGACGACCTCGTTTGTCCGCGGTATCACTCTGCGTGATTCGATCGTCATCATCGATGAGATGCAGAACCTGACCTTCCATGAATTGGACTCCATGATTACTCGTCTGGGTGAGAACTGCCGTCTCATCATGTGCGGTGATTACTACCAGACTGACCTGGAGAAGAAGAACGACAAGAGCGGAATCTTGGAGTTCATGGAGATCATTGAGCAGATGAAGTACTTCTACTGCCTCGAATTTGGCTGGCAGGACATCGTCCGATCCGGCCTGGTGAGAGATTACATCATGACGAAAGAAATCGTCCAAAAAGAAAAACGCACAAAAGGAAGCACGAAGCAGCAATGAAACCATCCAGGAACAAATGGGCCGACCACGCCGAGCGTGACTCAGATTCGTTTGATCGCAAGGCACGAAGGAACCGCAAGCGGACACCGCGCCGAGATGAAGACAGCGACCGATACGATCGGTCTAATAACTGGTACGATTCTCAGCCGGATGATGCCGACTGGCCGAGTTTCCTAGACGCAAACACAAAGTAATGCCGTTTACCCACCTTCCAGTAGATCTAGGTTACCAGGAGCTCGTCTGCGAGACTGGTGAATCGGGTCGCAAATACCTTTCTCCTCAAGGAAAGGCGTACCCTTCGATCACGACGGTCTTATCCATACTCAGTGCGGATCACATCCGTGAGTGGAGAAAGTCTGTCGGCGAAGAAGAAGCTAACCGCGTCTCCCGCGTGGCTGCTGGAAGGGGTACATCGGTTCATGCTCTAGTTGAAAGGTTCCTGGATAATCAGGAACTTGATCTGTCCAAGGAGATGCCGAACGCTTCGTCTGCATTCAAGTCCATTCGCGGAATCCTCGAGAATCGGGTCAACAACATCCGACTCCAGGAGAAGCCGCTCTACTCGGATCACCTCGGAGTGGCCGGTCGAGTTGACCTGGTTGCAGAGTTTGACGGTAAACTCGCAATCATCGACATCAAGACGTCGTCTCGGGTCAAGACCGCCGAGGACATCGAGTCTTACTTCATGCAGGAAGCAGCCTACGCTATCATGTTTGAGGAGAGAACCGGAATTCCAGTGTCACGCCTCGTAACAATCAT